TTCTAGCGTAGGTTTGTCTCTGCCGTCAATATTTACTGTTAGCGGTTCTCCAGTTACAACTTCGGGCACTTTGACGGCTACTTTAGCAAGTGAAACGGCTAATACGGTGTTCGCTGCACCAAACGGATCGTCTGGAACTCCCACATTTAGATCATTGGTTAACGCTGATTTCCCAACTTCAGGGGTTAGCTCTGGTACTTATGGATCAGGCTCAGTTGTTCCAGTTATTACAGTTAATTCTCAAGGTATTGTTACTTCGGTCACAACGGCAGCGACAAACGCACCGGCTTATCAAGGAACTTGGAACGCAAGTACAAATACTCCGACTTTGACTTCTTCAGTAGGAACTCAAGGATATTACTATGTAGTATCTACTGCCGGAACAACAAACTTAGACGGAAATGCAGTTTGGGTGGTTGGAGATTGGGCAATATTTGGTAATGGTAAATGGGAAAGAATCCCAGGATCTGCAAGTGAATCCTTTACAAATCTGACTACTGCTAATTTAGCGGTAACTGGTTTGACAGGGTATATGTATGCTAATGGCGCAGGAAATGTAACGTCTTCTACAACAATACCAACAACGGCATTGTCTGGAACGATTACAAATGCTCAACTTGCCAACTCAACCATTTCGGGGGTTGCTTTAGGCAATAGTTTATTTAACCTTACCGCAGGGACAAATGTAACTTTTAGCAGTGGGTCAACTTATAACGGTTCAACTGCAATCACAATTAATGCGTCATCAACGATGGTTTATCCAGGCGCAGGAATACCTAATTCAACTGGTAGTGCTTGGGGTACATCTTACTCAACGACTGGATCTGGAACGGTTGTAGCTTTGGCAACTTCACCGACTTTGGTTACTCCTATCCTTGGAACTCCTCAGTCTGGTAACTTCTCGACTGGTACATTTACCTGGCCTACGTTCAATCAGAATACAACCGGAACTGCTGCAAATATTACGGCAACCTCCAATTCAACGCTAACCACACTTAGCGCACTTAGTTTGCCTGGTTCTCAAGTCACAGGAAATATTAGCGGAAACGCTGCTAATGTGACTGGAACGGTGGCGGTTGGTAACGGTGGAACTGGACTAACAAGTTTAACGGCTAACTACATTCCTTACGGAAACGGTACAAGCGCATTTAACTCAAGTTCACAACTACAGTACAACGGAACTTATTTACTGGTGGGCGCTGCGTCTGCTTTGGGTGGATTGACAAACCCAGTTGCAGCCTTTACAGGAAACCCAGGAACTACTAATTACGTTCAGACTTATGTTTACAACGCGCAAAACGGCATTAGTTCATCTGCTGACTTTGTAGCTTATACAAGCAATAGTACAGACGCACATGGTTGGGCAGACATGGGATTTACAAGTCCTACTTATGCCGATCCTGTTTATACTTGTACTGGCCCTAATGAGGCTTATCTATTTGGTTCAGCGTTAAACAGTAGTTATTCTGGTAATTTGGTTTACGCAACTGATTCAACTGGATCGACAAATTACCATCAATGGTACGTGGGAGGCTTTACTCAAGCTAAATCAGCTTGGAAAATGCAATTGACAGGAAGTACCTTACAACTTGGTAGTTCGGTTGGTATAAATATGTCGGGTCAATTGACAAGTACGGCTACAACAGGAACTGCTCCGTTTGTGGTTGCAAGTACAACTCAAGTGGCTAATTTGAACGTAGCTCAAGCCGGAAAAGTAACAAACGCATTGACGGCAGGGACTAATATTACTTTTAGTTCAGGTACGACTTTTGATGGTTCGGCAGCTATTACGATTAACGCTTCTGGCGGTGGTGGAACAAGTGCCCCTGCTTTGAATGTAACATTACAACAAAATTTCGGAGGTTTCCTATAAATGGCTTCTAATACTTCACCAATTTTTCCATTAACCCCTATCGTTGGTATTGCAACGCTGACTTCAGCTACTGCAATTACTTCTAGGGCTAACATTACCGGCACAACTGGCTTGGTTCAATTGACCGCAACTTCTACCAACGGAACAAAAGTAGACGCAATTACGGTCACTGCCAAGGGTACGACAGTAGCTAATATTGTAGATATTTGGATTTATAACGGCACAACTTCATTCTTGTACGCTGAAATCCCAGTATCTGCGATCACTCCGAGCACGACAGTCCAGGCTTTTACGACAACAGTGACGTTTAACAACCTGGTTTTGCCTCCTACTTATCAGTTGTATATCTCTGAACAAGTAGGCACGACAAGCGCAGATTTGAATATTATGGCTTTTGGAGGTCAATACTAATGGCTTTCCCAGGTCAGTCTTTTCAATTCAATCAGACTGTGCCGGTGGTACAGGCAACGACTCCGTTTGTGGTTAACTCCCAGACGGTTACTTCTAGCTACGCAATTCCAGTGGGTTCAAGTTGCGTTTCTGGTGGGCCAGTTACGATCAATTCAGGGGCTACGGTGACAATCCCAACAGGAAGTAAATGGATCATTTTATGAAAGACTTTATTGAATCCGTCATGCGGGACGATAGAGTTTGGAAGTGGGTTAAGGTTGATGGGATTAAAAAAGAGAATTTTGGGTATCAAGAGAGCGAGATTTACTACACAAATACGCATGGTTTTGTGATGTTTAGACCCGCAACTCCGACAATGTACGAGGTTCACATTTGTATGTTGAAGGGGGCAAAAGGAGTGGATTCTTTCTTTTTAGATTGTCTTGAGAAAATGAGGCAAAAAGGAGCAAGAAAGTTCCTTGGAACTATTGGTGAATGGAACACCTCTGCGTTAAAATTAGCACTGCGGTGCGGATTTGTCGAGGAGGGTAGGATTAGCAAGGCTTACCTTAGAAACGGTGTTTATCGGTCTATGGTAATGATGGGGAGAGAATAATGTCGTTTATAACTAATGCAATTGGTAGTGTCGTAGGAGATTTGACAGGGGCTAATCAACAGGCTCAAGCTGCCCAATCCGCTGCCCAAACTCAGGCAAATGCAGCAAATTATGCTGCCAACCTACAAAATCAGCAATTTCAGACAAATCAGCAGAATATGTCTCCTTACATGGGGCTTGGAACTGCTGCAATGCCTCAACTTATGAATCTTTTAGGGGTTGGCCCACAAGGTAGCGCAGGGATACAAACTGCACTACAAAACGTACCAGGCTATCAATTTACCCTAAATCAAGGACTTCAACAGTTACAGAATCAACAATCTGCGACTGGTCAAAATTTATCTGGGGCGCAACAAAAAGGGTTGCAACAATATACAACCGGATTGGCTCAAAGCAATTATCAGAATTACCTTAATAACTACATGAACAGTGTAGGAATGGGACAAAACGCTGCTGCCGGACTTGGCACAATGGGTATGCAAAACGCACAAAACGTAGGAAATACCCTAATGGGTGGAGCAAATGCAACCGCAGCAGGACAAGTTGCAGCAGGAAATGCTCAATCAAATGCGGTAAATGGCTTGATGCAATTAGGACTAGGTGGTTCAGGCATTTATTCTCTTGGTGCTAAATCAGGAATGAACTCTGCAATATCTGGTTTATTTGGTGGTGGAGGTGGTGCTGCTACAGGATATACAGGAGCATCTGGACTTTCAAGTTTGGCAGGAGGGGCGGGAGCAGGAGCAACTGATTATTCTTTAGGATCATTAGTTACTGACGCATTGCCTTTCATGTTCTAAAAAGGATAAAAATATGCCAATAGATGCCTCAATAATCCCTACAAAACAAAACATTCCCGATTTCGGTGGGTTTGTGAATAATCTTATGAACTTGCAAAAGAACAATATTGCGGTTCAACAAGCTCAACAAGGAATGGCTGCTAATCAAGCTGCATCTGCTGCTATTCAACAAAACACTGATGCTAATGGAAATGTAAATATTCCAAGTTTAGTTAGTGCTTTGGCTAAAGATCCAAATTCTGCATATAACCTGCCAACCATAATGAACCAGGTCTATCAGATGCAAAACTCTAAAAATCAAGAGTTAGGATCTAGGATTGAAAACGTAGCAAGACAAAATACTCAAGCTAATCAATTCCTTGGTGGATTGATGGATAGATTTAAAAATGGTGAAAAAGTAACTAGAGAAGATTATCTTAATGGTTTTGGCAAATTAATAGCAAATAAAGTAATGACGGTTGATGAAGCCAGATTACATGCTGAAGAAATCCCAAAGCCAGAAAACGGTGAAAAAGAAGACTCTCCAGAATTTCAAAAGAAAATGAAAGAGTTTACAAATAATCATTACGTTGGGACACTTGCTAATGACAAACAATTAGAGTTAGCAATACCTACATTAACATCTGTAAGTAATGGTGCTTTTACAAATCTTATATCAATTGATAAGAGAACAGGAGAGCCGACAATAAAAGGACAAATAAAGAATACTTTAAGTCCTGCTGAATTGGCTCGTCCATTTGACTATAAAGATGCTAATGGCAAAACAGTTACAACTACAACTGAAAAGTTTTTAAATGCTTTAAGTGGTCAACAAGGTGGTTCATCTGGTCAAACTGGTGGACAAGGATATTCAGGACGTTATCAAAGTACAGAACAAGGTCAACCTCAAGGTGGAGGATTAGGTGGAGTTGAAACAGGACTTTCTCCAACAACTTCCGCAGCGATGAGTGCCACTGGAACAAACGCAGCAAATCAAGTTACTGATATGAGCAAACGAGCATCTGAAGTGCCAACTCGTGTCAGTTGGCTTAATCAGGCTCAAGAACTTTTGGCTAATCCTAATGTCAATACTGGCCCTGGATCAGATTGGAGAAACAAGGTTAAGTCTGCAACTAATGCGTTAAGTCCTGAAATGTCTCAAAAATTAGGAATCACAAAAGATGTTCAGTCTTATGATGAACTTAAAAAGATTCTTACAAACTATGCAAATATGTCATCTGCAAGCATGGGAACAGGTACAGATAGTCGTTTGAACGCTGCAATTACTGGTAATGCAAACCCTGAAATCTCTAAAATGGCTAATCAGGACATTATTACTAAAACTAAAGCAATTGAGCAAATTCTTGGGGCTAAAAATAAGGCTTTCCAAAATTCTGGACTTTCTGCTGATAAGTTCCCACAATGGGAATCTAATTTTAATGATAAATTAGCAGTTGAGCCGTTTGTATTTAACGCAATGAGACCTGAACAAAGACATGAATATTTAGCTAGATTGAAGGATAAAGATAAATCTTTACAAGAATCTCCTAAATATCAACAGTTCAAAAAAGACTTATCAGAAATGGTTAAGGCAGGATTAATTAAGGCAGGTGAGTAATATGGCAGATTATTCAGCATTAATAGAGCAAGCAGCAAAGGACAACAATGTTGATCCTGCGCTTATTCGTGCCGTTATCCAAACTGAATCAGGGTGGAATCCTAATGCTGAAAATAAAGAAACTAACGCAAAAGGGCTTGGTCAATTTATTCCATCAACTGCATCAGGGCTTAAATTAAAGAATCCTAATGACCCTAATGAATCAATCCCTGCGGTTGCTAAATTACTTTCTCAAAATTTAGACAGATATGGCAATCCTCAAGATGCGGTTAGGGCTTATCACGGTGGGACTGATAAGGCTAACTGGGGGCCAAAAACTGAAACTCATGTTGCAAAAGTATTTGCTAACTTAAATCAACCTAATGGGGATGATGCAGATCAAATACTTGCATCTTTTTTAACTTCAAATGGAAAACCTTTGGTTTCTCCTAATGTTGCGGTTACTGCGCCCCAATCTCAAGGAAATACGGCTGAAGATGATATTATTAATTCATTTTTGCCAAAAACAACTGAAAATGCACCTGTAAACACTCAAAATGTAATACAAAATCCTCCAGTTGCTGAATCAAACGGTTTAGTTGGAACACCTGCGGATTTATTAAATTCATTAACTCAACATTTAATGAATCTTCCTCATGGTGGGGCTAATTTAATAGAAAAAGGTATTGCATCTGGAGTTAACGCAATTGCCCCTAATTCATCAATTGCAAAATATATTCAAAATATTGCCAATCAAGATGTTTTAGCTGCAAAACAATCAGAAAAGCAATATCAAGCTACAACTCCTACAAATATCTTGTCTTTGACCGGTGCTACTCTTGGTGAAATTGCTCCTGCTTTATTGACAGGTGGAGGAGGTTTAATTGAATCTGGAGGTGTAGCAGGTGCTAATTTGGCATCTAAATTAGGTTTAGAACAAGCGGGTAAAACGGTTGGAAGTTTATTAGGTAAGACGGTTGGAGGAGCAGGTGTTGGGGCTGCTTATGGTCTTGCTCAACCTGTTTTGGGTGAAGGTGGATATGGAAGTCAAAAAGCCGAACAAGTAGGCATGGGCGCTTTAACAGGCGGTGTTGCTCCTAGTGTTGCTCCAGTTGCAAGTAAAGTAACTGAAGGAGTTGGCAAATTAATTGCCAATACATTAGGAATGACTACTGGTGTCGGTGGTGAAGCGGTTAAACAGGCTTATTTAGCCGGTGTTAACAAAATACCTGATTTTTGGAAAAATCTTACAGGTCAAGCAGATAAAACAGAAGTTTTGGATACTGCTTTAGAAAATCTTAAAAAAATGCAATCTAAATTGTCTGAAGCCTATAAATCAGGCATGATTGACGTGAAAAGTGATAAATCTATCTTAAATTTCAATAATGTTGACAAAGCCATTAAAGATGCAGAGCCTTTTACCAGTTTTAAAGGCGTGAATATTAATGAATCTGCTGCAAATACTCTTGAAAAGATAAAAGAAGCCGTAAAAGATTGGAAACAACTAGACCCCAAAGAGTTTCACACTCCTGAAGGATTTGATAATTTAAAACAAAAAATATACGACATAACTGAGAAAATTCCTTTTGAGGAAAAGAAAAGTCGTGCCGTAGTCAATAAGGTGTATAACGC